ATTATAACCAATAGCAGTATTATTATCTGCGGTTGTATTTGCATCCAATGAACCATAACCGATTGCAACATTGAAATCACCAGTTGTACCAGCAACATAAGAATTATATCCTAATGCAGTATTTCTTGAGCCTTCGGTATTTGCAGCAGCAGAACCATAACCAATCGCAGTATTTCTTTCGCCTGTGGTGTTTGCCTCTAAAGAGGTTGCACCAACAGCAACATTAAAAGTACCTGTAGTATTAAGATTCATTGAGCCATTACCAATAGCTACATTGTTATTAGCTGTGGTGTTTGCTGCTAAGGCAGTATAACCGATGGCTACATTTGCACCACCGCCATTATTAACTTTTAGGGCTTGATGACCGATAGCTACATTAAAACTGTTAGTATCTTCAGTCTTGAGGGCTTCAAAACCTATCGCTATATTTGAATCACCTGTAGTAATTGCAGTACCTGCTTCATCGCCAACGACCACATTGTAATTACCACCGCTTGTAATAGAGTTACCTGCGTTTACACCTGCTCTAAAGTTAGATGTTCCTGCTGAAGCAGTAATGATATCTGCACCATCTGCAAAGGTTACATCTGCCGCAAAGTTTACAGCTCCGTCTACGTCTACCACGTCTAAGTTAGTAGTACCATCTACGTCTATATCGCCTGAAATGTCTAAAGATGTTGCTGTTAAAACACCAACATTAAGACTAACAAAAGCATCAACGACTGCTGCTCCACTTCCTGCTCCATCTAGGTAAATTGCTTTAACATCTCCTGGTGGAATTGTTATGTTTGCACCAGAACCCTGTGAAATAATAATATTTTGAGAACCACTTGTTCCATTTTCTATAAATTGCATACGCTTCATAGTGTTTGGAGTAATAGTAATAGTACAAGCTGAATCTAGTGTGCCTGTATATTTAAGATACATAGCTCGACCAGCATCTGATGCACCATCTGCTACTACAGTAGAATGTGTATCAGCATTAGTAGTTATAGCTTCTGTACCAAAACCTAACGCTTCACCAATTAATTCTAAGTTGGTATTTGTAGTTGTACCCCATGTACCACTAGCATCACCAGTACCCATTTCATTGAGTCTTAAATTGTTTACATATGTACTTGCCATATTATTTCCTCGTATTAATCATAATATAATTTTTAAGCAACTTCACTCCAATTAGGTGTTTGTGAAGTGCTTATTGTTGAATAGTTAGGTATTTGAGATGTATCTACTAATCCCCAAACTAATAAATTTGTAATTTGTCCTGTGGCTAATAAACTTTCTACTGATACATTTGAATCTGCTTGTACTGTTTCAGAACCAAGTGCAGATGTTCCTTGTAATCCAGTAATTGAAAGAATGTTATTTGTAACTAATCCTAAATTTCCTAAAGCTGTTGTAGCAACTACATTAGTTGGAAATACATTTGCATCACAAGTTACTGTTTCATCTCCTTGTGAAACAGTAGAAGCATTACCACTTACACCTGTAATAGCTGTACCATTAGCAATAACTGTACCAATAGCACTTGTTGCTGCTACTCCAGTTTCACTAACATTAGCATCAGCACTTACAGTTTCAGTACCTAAAGCAGTAGTTCCTGCTATTCCTGTTATTGAAAGATTAGCTGCACCTGTAACAGTTTCAGAGCCTAATGCTGTTGTTCCTACTAATCCTGTAATTGCAACATTTGCTGCAGCTACAACTGTTTCTGAGCCTAAAGCTGAAGTTCCTGCTACTCCTGTTAAAGAAACAGGTATAGGTTCGCCAAAAGTTCCTTGACCCCAAGTACCTCTACCCCAACCAGTTATATTAGCCATTGGCTAATTTAAGCTATTCTAATAACAGCGTTACTTGCATCAGCAGTTGGAAAAGATATTGTAAAACTTCCAGCAGTAGAAGTTTTATCACCACCAAAATCAAATACAGCAACTGCTGGATCGCCTGAAGCAGTATCATTGTAAATCATACATCCTCTAGCTGTAACAGTAGCTGTACCAAAAGTTAAATCAGCAAAGTCAGTAAATGCAGTAGTGCCAGATGTTGATGGATTTACTCTGGTTAAACTAGCACCTTTAGCAGTATAGTTTGTTCCAGTTACTTCATTGGTTGTAGTGTAAGCAGTTGTGGCTGCTGACATAGTAGCACTTGAAGTATACAAAGCTAATTTAAAATCATTACCACCTGAACTTAAAAAGTTGTGTTTTGCTTCTAAAAGTTCTTTTTTAAAGCTAGTTGCCATTGCTTGTGTTATTGCCATTATATTCTCCTAATAATATTTGCTAAGTCTTTATGACCTTGTTTTTCTAATTCATTACATACTGTGCAAATGTGATTTTTAATACCTTCTTTTACATAATATGTAATAACCATTTTTGTTCTATCTTTAAATGCATGAGCCTGTGCTTTTATCATTGGATCAGCATTATCGCTTATAGAAATTATTTTATCTGTTGCCATTTCTGCAACTTCTTCAGCAGTATGACCTCTATTACTAGTAGTTTTTACTCCTAAATTTCCTATTGATATTTCAAATTTATCAGTTTGCATTAATATTTTTTTGGTTCTACAGAATTTAATTCTAAATCATTTCTATTAATTATACCAACTGGCTTAAGTTCTTTTTCTAACTGCATATCAGATAGATTGCATACTTTCATACCTGCACCATTTTGATAAGAAACTTTAGGATCATCTAATCTATGATAACCATAAAGTTTTTCTTTAAAACCTATATCAGTATCTAATAATGTAGATCGTGGTGCTACTTCTATTTGCATACCAGCATCAATACATTTAGATAGCCAAAACTCAGTGCATGATCTACCAGCTTCTGCAAAATGCATATTACTTCTATAGGTAAAATCTATACCAAATAAAGATATTTTTTTAACTTTGCTCCATAAAGCATAAGCTATTGCGTATGGAATAGTATTATTAAAATAAGAACAACCTAAATCACCTACAATAGATTCTATTGGATACTCTACTGCAGTAGGAACTCTATTATCTAATTCACAAGTATAAATAGGAAAATCGCATTGAGGTAAGTGTTTACGCATCATTGGAGTCATAGTTCCAGCATCTTCAGTATCTAAAAATCTACTCATAGGGTCTAGAATAAAAGCTCTATCTATTCTAGGTAAAACACCTATCATTGCATTTATTGCCCACACTTCATCAAATTCAACGCTGTGTGTTTGTGCAAGATGAAAGTCTATTTGACTTTGACCCATAGCAACTATTGCTACACTTGAACCTTCTAATTCTTTTATAGGCATTTGTTAGGCATTTATTTTACGCTGTCCATCTCTATAAGCATCTTTACGATTATATCCATCTGATTCTAAAGTTAGTCTACCTAATGCTTCTTGAAATCTTTTTTCATAATTTACAAGAATATCTGGTTCACCTTTCATAAAGGTATAGGCTTCACATAAAGAAGCATATAACAATACTTCTGGTGCATTTGTTCCTAACCAGCTAGTGCCATCAGCAGAAGCTGATATAGATTCAGGTATATAAAAATAATGGAGTTCTACTATAAATCCTGAGCTTGGAGTTGGTCCAATAATAAATGTGTCATCATCAAATTGTGCATAGTGTTTTGGTGTTCCTGTTGTAGCAGCTACAGGATAAGCTTCTCGTATAAAACTTACATCTGTATTTAAAAGATAACTATAATTACTATCGCTATCTAATACTGCTAAAGAATATGGATACAAGTAATCACTAGGAGCAGATAAGTATTGATTACCAGAAGTTAAACTACCAGTAACATTTTTTCTAAAGTTTGGTAACTCAACAGATTTAATAATTCTTTGTTCTGCTTGAGTAATAATGGTTGCTAAATCAGCAACAAATGTTGATTCTGTATTTTGCGTATAATCTTGTATCGCTGATTTTAATGTTGTATATGTCCAACTCATGATGTACTCACTGTTACTTTTCCTATTTCACCTTTAATATCTAAACCCATAGTGCTTGAACCAAATTCTGTAACTCCACCACCAATAGGATCAAAAGCAAAATATCTTGTTGATTCTGCTTCTCCTGTATCTACTCTAGGATTATAAAGACTTTCATTATCACTGGTATCTATATCACCTAATTTAAGTTGTGGTTGATCAATATCAAAACACTCATTACATACACGCAAACCATTTCTTTTACTATCAACAATTTCATATTTTAAAGCATTTAATTTATAGGTAAATCCACAACGATCACATATTCCTAATGCTTTTTTACCTTGTGCGTACATTAGTATATTTTCCTAATAGTATAGTTAAATGGATTTATAGAAGATTTTGTGTATGCATTACCTTCTATATCTACCCCTCTTAAATAAGTATTATTAATTTTAATTATTTTTTTTAGTTGAATGGTAAAAGTATTAGACATATTGCCTTCTTTATCATACTCAACAACTCTAACTTCATATTGTTCTTTAGTAATTTTGCGATAAAAATCTAATAATCTTTTAAACATTATCTATAAAAACTTACATCTGGAACAAATCTAACTGGTGCTTTTTCTCTATCAGCTTGAGTTACTTCTTCCCATAGCTCCATATAGCGTTGTCGTATCATAGGAACTCTCTGTTGAGCTTCTGGTGACTTACAAGCTAAATTATATGCTAAAGCATAAGTTAGGCATGGAAGATATCTAGAGGGCACATCAGCATTTAAAGTGCCGACTGTACCAACATCTTCTATGCGTTTTACATAATCGTAAACAAGTGTATATGTTTGTGCTGAATCAGGAGTTGCCCAAAGAATTATTTTTACTGCATCATTGTCTTTATCTACAAAAAACTGTGTAGGTTTTGATTGGATAAGTTTTTTAGCTTGATGTGCATATTCTGTTCTAGATATACGATTTAGTCTTTGATCAAACTGTTTAGTAGTATCTGCTGCATCTGTTCTTATAAAAACATCTACAATATCTAATGCACTTGAATCTACTGTGTAGCTACTTGTACCTGCAGTAAGAGTTGTTGAACCTTGTTCTATAGTCCATAAGTTAAGACCTTTGTTTTGCCATTCTAAAAATACAAGATTAAGTGCTCGTTTAGCACTTCTATAGCTATAACCTGAACGAAGTTCTAGACCACAAAGATCATAAGACTCTTCCATAATTTCACTTATGTCTAAGTTAAATGTTGTTGTTCCACTTGTTGCCATAGTAATCCTGTATTAACACTTCCACCTTCTACGAGCCTGTCTTATTCTAGAATTAGGATCGTTTTTAGTTTTAGCTGAACTTCTTTTAAGTTGACCTAATGATCTTGCACAGTAAGACTTTCTGCGTTTTGCAGCCTTACTACCTTTTTTTACTTTACCTGTTACTGCTGTTTTAAGTTTAGAACCTGGATTTGCTTTGCGATAAGCTGCAACTCCTTTTTTGGTCATACCAGCACCAGACTTAGTAGAACGATAATTAGCTCCTTTACCTCTAGTTGTTTTGGGTATAGGGTTTTCTCGTTTTCTTTTGGTCATGCAAAAAAATTATTAAATATCACCTTTGCCTTTTTTACCTTTTGGTAATCTAGGGTCTGGTCTTACTGATTTTTGAACTTTTCTAATATTAGAAGGTCCAGTAGGCATAGAAGGTGCTCTACTAACTCCCATCATTCCACCAGCTCTTGCACCTTTAGTTTTTGTTTTTCCACCAGCTCTCATACCTTTAGTTTTGTTCTTTTTCATAGCTGGACCAGTCATACCACCACCAAACATTTTTTGAACATATTCTTTATACGATTGAACTTTAGCTTCCTTACCTACTTCAGTTTTTCCTCTATTTTTATAGCCAGTATTTTTTTTACCGCCCATTTTACCGCCTTTTGAACCATTTTTACTTTTCATAAGTTACCTTTTAAATTAAATAGTTATAGTACCCTCTATAAGGGTACTATAAACAAAGTGAGTTATGCTACTTTTTAGTAGCAGTTTTTTTAGACTTACCTTTTTTAGCTGTAGCTTTTTTTGCTGGAGCTTTTTTAGGTGTTTCCTTTTTTGGCTCTGCTGCTTTTTTTACAGCCTTTTTAACAGGTTGTAGTTCTGCAACTTTTCGTTGAGCATCTTCAAGATCAGGATCAGGACCAAAAATTGGTATCCATATTCCATCTTCACCTTCTTGAAGAACTTTATATTGAGGTGGAAATTCACCTGTTTCTGAAATAATATATTTCATAATATCTCCGATTAATCAGAATATACTTTAACCATTTCTAAAACAATGGAATAAGTATCTCCTGAGCTATGACCTTTAGTGGTAAAAAGAATATCTCCATTCTTACCACTCCCTGCATTATTTGGAAGTCCACCAAAATCTTGAAAGTCCATATGTCCATTACTACTTTCAGCTAGTTCCATAAGTAGAACATTGCTTGTAGCATTAAGAAACATTTGAACTGACATACCAACAATAGCGTGACTTATTCGCATAACTCTTACTTCAGAGCAAGAAACTCCTCTTGAGTTAGCAGCTAAAGCAGATACATCTACTTTAGCTACTGCGGATTCGCCAGTGCCATCGCTGACATTGGTAAATTTCATAATACAGTTTCTTTCACCATCAATGATGGTTTGTGTAGTTACTGCATCAGCCATAATTTACTCCTTAAGCGAATGGTGTTGCTAATGTGCCATCAGCATATGATACACCACTAAGATGCCATACAGCAGTTGCACTGCCTTGACCTCCAGTTGCTATACCATAAAGATGTAACTCAGTTCCAATAAAGCCACCTTTAGTGCCACCATTCATTGACATTACATCGTCATCAGAACCATCAGCATAAAATTGTTTAGCACTGACTGTAGCTGGTGCATCTTTATCCCAAAGAAGAATATTAGATGATGCTGCATATATATCATTTGCTGTTGCACCATTAATTGCAAAAGCATTTGAAGTAATTGTAGTGCCTATAATAAATTTGTAATAAAGACCTGCTGCTGCTGTTGGTAAAGTTACAACAACTCCTGCTGCTCTATTTATAAGATAAACAGTTCCACTATCAGCAGAAGTAACTGTTTTAGTTGCTGCTGTTAAACTTTCAACATCTTTAACATAGTTCATAGCACCAGTCATTTTCATAGTACCTGATCCACTTACGTTACCGCTTGTGTCTACATCAAAGTTATTGGTTACAGCACCTGTTGTACTGTTTTTTGTGATTTGTTCAAAACCACCTTCGGACCTAACTGGTCCATTAAATGTTGTATTAGCCATTTTTTTCTCCTAAAAGAAAATATCTATCATCTTGGCAAGTCTGCTAGGGCAGTTGATAGACAAATTAAAAAATTCCCTAGAATAAAAAAAAGGGGGAACATAAGCTCCCCCTTTAAAGTCTTTACGAACTACCTGGTGATCCAAAGATACCAAGCGGATCAGATACTCCAAAGGAATATCTTTCTCTAGCTTTGTATCTAACATTACCAGTTTCAAAGTCACCATCCATTGAGGTGGTCATTGGTGCTCTGACAAAATGCTTCATGCCATCTGGAACATCAGTAGTGATAAAGAAAGCATTAGTATCAGTTAAATAATGATTAACTGAATAACCTTCTGGAATCACTCCATTAGTTTTAATAGCATTGATGTCATTGTCAGCAGTACCGACTCTATAGTCACTTTGTAAAAGTCTAGTAGCTACGAACTGAAGATCAGAAGGTACTATTAGCTTTTTAGGTCTAGCTGCAATTTTAAGACCTCTTTCATCAGTCCATTTGCCGATTTGAATGATCGCATCTTCTAAAGATGTTTCATTTAAGTCAGCTCCTGACGAAGGTCTATTGCTGTTAGTTCCACCGCTTACAAGTGGGTGAGCTGTGCTGAATAATGCAACACCATCACCTGAAGAGAAAGTAGTTGAGAACCCATTGTTTAATGGATACGCTGCTTTCACTTGTTTTGTATAAGCCATTGCACGAGCTAGTGCTTTGGTATATCTAGCTGATAAAGAAACATAAAGGTTATCCTCCATTGCTTCTTCGGTCACTGAATATCCCATAGCGATAGTTTCGTGTGTGTAACGAGCCACAAAAGATTCTTGAGCAGTATCATAGTTAATACTTGATCCTTCATCTTTTACTGGTGCTGCACCGAAGCCAGATAGTTTCAGTTCTTCCTCAAATGATCTTTCGGAATTTTCTGTAACATAAATTTCTTCATGCTCGTTTTCGTAGTTACCATACTCTTCACCAAACAAGGCGTTAAGTCCAGGTAATAATTGCTTGAGCTCATTAGCTCTTGATATAGCTGCCATTTATATACCCCTTAGCCTATGCCAGTTGTGTTGAGCAATTGATGCCCTACGTTAAACATTACTAATACATCTGTATAGGAATCACCAACTGCACTATCTGGACCATCAACAAAGTCGATGATTTTTAAAGGTAGTGTATTAGTGGTTGCTACAGTAGATATATCAACCGAGTTTTTGCTAGTTCCAATTGCTGTACTACCTGCAGTTTGAACAACAGCACAATTCTTTCCAAGATCATCTTGGTCAGCAGCACCATCGCATTGCATTTGCATTACAATAAAAGGATCAGTAGCAACATACGCAACAATATCATCCGCAGCAATTGAAGCTGGGAAATATTGGTTGGGTGTAAATTGACCTGTAGTTGGGTCAGTGTAAGCACATCCAAGAAATACACCTATTGGTGTACAAGCTGTAGTACCAGTATCTTTTTGGATAGTGGTATTAGGGTTGTCATCACCCCATTTTACAAAATCGCCATAGAATATAGAAGTTCCATATGCATTTTTAATTTTATAATGGGTAACTTTTCCTTGGTAAGGGCTTCCAACGACTGTACCTGTAGGTCTTGCTCCATGTGGAGTAGCCGAACTTGACATAATTGTCTCCTTACTAAATTAATAAATTACAAAAGATTCTAGGAATCTTTCCCAAAAGTTGTTCTCGATTTGCGTTCAAACACTTGTTTGGTCGCCATTCGATTGTCTTGGTCTTTAAAATAAGTATTATCAACAGATTCCACTTGAGATGAAGCTAAGTCAGCAAAGTGTTTATCCCTTGCTTCTGCTCTCTCTTTAGGCATCTTACATAATAATTGTCCACCTATTTCAACATGACCTTTCTTTGCCCATTCTGAGTTATGATCCATCATATGTATTTGAAGCTCTGGATGATCTTCAAGTCGGACTGGTTGCCACCCTTCTCTCATTCTTCTAGAAACATTTGGATTGTCAGTTTGCCCTAAAAGAGCAGTTCTTACCCATCTAAATACCCATCCGTCTTGCGGATCAGGTTCTGGAAGATTACCTATAGCATCCCAACTCATTGGTCTTGAGTCGATTTCTCGACTTTCTACACTCCTGGGAGTACGCACTTGTTCGTTATCATTAGTTTCAGGAGAGTCAGTATTAACTTCTTCTGATTGATTTTTAGTTTCTTCTGACATATTAAATCTCCTTTAATAATTGATTTGCGTATTGCTCAGGACTAATTCCAAGTTGTCGTGCTAAACGAACTTGGGTCTGAGTCAAACGAATTTGCGAGGGTTTTTTATTTCCGCTATCCCTAGTGGCGGATGCAACAACTGTTGAAGGTTGTCGTTTTGGTGTGTTAGTTTCGTGAACTACATTTGCAGTCTCTTCTACTTGAACACCAAAGAAACTTGGATATTCTTTATGCATAGCTTTATCTACTTCTGCATAATATTTTTTTGCATCTTGTTCAGGAAGTATTCCCTGATTACGAAGTCTTTGATCAATGGTTAAAGCATATGAACTCATTTCTTGATGTTCAGGTATTGTGCTCATAAACCAAGGATTTTTGCTTGACCATGCTTTCATATCAGGGTCTAGCTCTTGTGTTTGTTGTACTGGTTGTTCTACAGGTAATTTTTTTGCAATTTCTGCTTGAACGCTTTGTGCCATATTCATTGACTGTTGTTCTGCAAGAGTAGCTTTAGCTATCATCTCTTGTGCTTTAGTCATAGCATCAGCATCGCCTTCATCGTAGGCTCTTTTAAATTCTGCTTGAGCATTTTGTTTTGCCCATAAAGCATTGTTATGTGCTTGTTTATTAAGAACTTCTCCACCTTGATCAACCATAGCTTGAAGTTTTTTATTTTCAGACATTAAGATTTGTAGTCTTTGAACAGCTTCTTTTGATTCTCTAGTTGCTGCTTCTTTAGCTCTGCGTTCTTCGTGATATTCGTATTTAATTTTAGCTATACGATCTGCAGCTCTTTTGCTGTAATCAGCTATTTCTTTATCTACTACATCATCATCAACTTCAACTGGTGTATCTTCTGCTCTAGGTTTTTTACCTTGATCTTCTGTAGGAGTATCGTCAACAATAGTAACTTCTAGATCATCTGGTATTGTGTGATCTATTTGAGTTTGTTTGCCAAAGAATTGATCTTCTTTTGTTTGAACTGCTGGTTCATCAAAATTAGGTTCTTCATTAATTATTTCTGCTTTACTCATGCTCTTACTACTCCTGTTGGATCATCGACCACTGCTTCTACAGTGTCATCATTAATTAAACGAAATTCTTGTCCATACATTTTCATGCGAGTTCCTGAGTAAGCACGAAATACTACCCAATCACCTTGTTTGCACCAAGGTCCACTTGGAAATCTTTTTGAGTCGTTATAACATTCACTGCCTAGTTTTAGAACAAAACCACAGATATTACTTACTTCTTCATCTTTAAGAGTTGTAGTTGCTTTGATAATACCGCCATCAGTTTTTTCTTCAACTTTAGGCATCGCTATAAGAATCTTCCAACCTTTAGGTTCAGGAAGTTGACTTTTTACATCTTCTTCAACGATAGGAGTTTCAACACTTTCAGGTTCTGGAATGTTTACTTTTTCTTTTTTACTCATATTTTATGCACGACTTTAGGAGTCGAGTTCCTATTGTTTGAGAACCCTTTCGATATAATCTAGTAGTTCTCGTTCTGCAAGGGCAATGCCCTCGATAATACCAACCATTTTTTGATAGTCAGGAAAGTCTTTACAAGCTCCTGTAGCAATATGATCAGCGTGTTCATTCATCATATCACGATACTTTAACTTCAGATGTTCTGATAGTGATAGCTCCATGATTTCATTTGACATACTAATCGCTATCTTTTAGTAATTCCTTCGTAATGTCAATACCTGTTTTAAAATCTTTTACAGCATCTTTTTCTTTTTCTGCTTCAAGTGATAGCAGATCACTAGCAACTTGCTGTCCTATTTTAGCACCAGCTATTTCTTGTTCTTGTTTAAGTCTTGCTTCTTGTATCTGTTTATTAGATGCAGCTTTAGTTGCATCAAGCAATAGTCTGCCTTCATCTATATTCATTTTAGCTTTAGCTTGTGCTTCTTTAATTGCGACTTCTCTTTCTTTAGCTTGAATAAGTGGGTCTTTAAGTTGTTCTTGTACTCGTTGTTGTTCAGCTTCAGCTTGTGATGTACCTAATACTCGTTTAGCTGCTTCTGCTACAAGACTTGATATACGCTTCTCAACATCTGCTGGAATTGGTTCACCTTGTGGTGGAAGCTCAATACCCATTTCTCTTTCAACTTCTTTTCTATATTGCATTGATAAATGCTCATTAATGTAAGCTGAACCTGCAGCAAGTATAGAAGGAGCACTTGGACTCTGACCTACAAGCTGTTGTATTGCAGGGTCTTGCTGTGCTGATGTAACTACAGCAATATGTGCTTCATGATCTTGATCTATAAATGCTTTAACTGGTTTACCAGTAATAATGTTTTGTACTGCAGTGACTGGATCAACTGGTTTAACATCATCTACCTCTGGAATAATATCTTCTACATCTTCAATGCCTAATACATTAAGCATTTGTCTGTGTAATTCAGGTAAGTTATACATATCAGGAGATGACTGAGCCAACTGCATAGCAGCCTGATATTGCATAATTCTTTGAGCCATTGTTGCTGCATTAGGATCAGATACTGGTAATACATCTACTCTGTTATCAAAATCTTCTGCTTTAATATCTTCACCTTCATCTGTTTCATATGGATAAGATGGGTCTGTAAAGTCTTTTACAATACCAACTAATATATCAAACTCTTTACGCATTGAAGCATGAAGCCTAGATTGCACAGCACTCATAACTTTTTGATTTCTTTCTAGCAATGCTAGTGTAGTTCCAACAGGTGCTTGGTTATTCATATCAGATATCTTCATGTCTGACATACTGGCAAACCTTCTGCCTTCTTCTACAATGTTTTGTAATAAGTTATATAAAGTTCCTGATGGTTCTTTGTATGGTAAGAATGTAATGTTGTCTCTAATAGAACCACCTGGTACATCAACATCTCTAAATTCTCCAGGCATGATAGGAGTATCATCTCCCTTGATCCTAAGTCCTCTAGCTTTTAAACCACCAGGTAAATTGCTTAAAGTACCTGCATCAACTAATTGTCTTAGTATGGATGTAGCTGACTTGGCTAATCCTCCTACCATGTGTATTAAACCAAACCCATAGAAACCTAATCCTGGTAGGTATTGGTAATGTACAAAGTGCATCCTTCTTAGTTTTGCAGAGTCATCTTCGTAATAGTTTCTGCGTATGCTAAGAATAATGCCACTTGGATAATCGATGGTGACAACATAAGGTATAGCGATACCTGTTTGTTTGCCTGAACTATCAGTATCTTCAAACCCATCTAGGTCTAAATCTACCTGCATTTCTAATATTGTATGGCTTTGATCGTAGTTATAAGTATCTGATTCACCAGTAATTTCATCATATTTCTTGGTGATATCTGACATTTTTTGTGAGCCATCAGGTATATCTACATCTCTGTAAAAGCCATTAACTTGCATCTTTCTAACTGTGTTAGATGATTTACGCATTACATGAGTAGCTCTTTCACAAGTTTCTAAATCACTTGCTCCATAGTTCACTACAACATCTTCTGCTGGTACAAAGATAGAACTAGGTCTATTTAAGCTAGGATCAAAATAAACTTTTCTAAATGCAGAACCTGCCAATGGCAATGAAAATAACATCTTTTCTGTTTCAGTTCTGTATTCTGACATCTCATGTGTCAGTAAGTAGTTTAAGTAATCTTCTACTCTCTGTGATTGTTTTTCTTTTTCTTCTGTAATCTTTCCTACTATTTTAGTTCTGACTGGTCCAGCAGCAGGAAACATTTCTGTAATTGATTGAGATTGAAAGCGTATAACAGCTTCACTAAGCATTGGATGAAACACACCACAAGCTCCTGACCAAGGTGTAGTTCTTTCTTCTATCTTGAGTCCTAGCTGATCTAAACCTTTCGTGTAAGTTTCTTCCCACTCTGATCGTGAGTCTTTGTCTCCGTTGTAGTCACCTACAAGTTTAGAACCTAGCTCTTGCAAGATGTCATCTTCTATGTGTTCTGCTAGATTAGAATCAAATTCTATGTCACCTATTTCTTTAGCATTAGGATCAAAGTCAATAATCATTCCGCCATCTTCAGTCTCAATAGAAAGTGAGTCTGGGTTTTCTATAGCAATGGTTAGCTCTTGTTCTTGAGGGTCTTGCTCTATTGTTCCTTCTACAGGTGTAGCTGGTTGTCTTTCTATAGCCAATTGAATCTCCTAGTAATAATTTGCGGTACGATTATGTTCCAAAGGCTCATCTTCTTCGTCTGAGTATAATGGAATAAAGCCACCTTGTCTGAATCTTAACAGAGCTTGAGTAGAGCTATCAACTAAATCGTCATGTTCCATATTAGGGAAACCTGCAAATTCTTCTACCACTTCTTCTGCCCATCTTGTTGAAGGAGCATAAATAACTCCTGAAGCAAAAAGATCAGAGACTGCATTAACTCTTGAAATTTTATCGTTACCCCTGCTTGGTGTGTATTCTTGTACAGGTATACCCATAGCTCGTAATTCAAATATTAAGGGCATACCAGCAGCCTTAGCTTCTACAATGAAGGCATCTGGCTTGTATTCGTTGTATTTTTCCATGGCTCTTGTTTTAAGATCAGGAAACTCTAATCGTTCTTTGTAAGCATCTAACAGAATAACAAAAGGAGAAATCATCCCATCGTCATCTTCTTTATAGAAAACTCCCCATGTAGTACACGCAGAAAAGTCAGCTCTTTGATTTTTCATGAAAGCTGTATCCCATGACTGGATAATAAACTCACAGTCAGGTGGCTCTCTGTTTTCCCACACTTGCCACCACTCACGCTTAACCAAAGCTCCTTCTTCAGAGGTTGGGTCTTGCTGATACTGTGCCATCCATTTACTGTTGGGTAGCTCGGCTTTCAAAGCCTCTAATTCTTCTAATTTCCAGAACTCTGCCCACAAAGGATTTCCAGAAGGCATGATTGCAGGAAGCTCTATGACTTCCCACTGGTCAGCACCGCCACGCTTTATACTAGCATCGACTACTTGACCTGTTAAATCTTTGTTGTGCCATCTAGTCATGACCACCACAATTGCACCATTCGGTTGCAAACGCTGTCTAGGACCAGAGGTGTACCATTCATAGGTACGATTGAATACATTGATGTCTGCAGAAGCTCCCTCTTGCTCGGAATGGGGATCGTCAATAATAAGTAGATCAGCACCTTTACCAGTAACCGCACCGCCTACACCAATCGCAAAGTAGTCTCCACCCTGATTGGTGTTCCATCTACCTGCTGCTTTTGAGTCTGACTGTAAGCTCACATTGGGAAATACCGCTTTGTAATCTGCACTATTGACTAAGTTTCTAACCTTCCTACCAAAGCCAACTGCTAATTCAGCAGTATGGGCAGTCTGGATGATCTTCTTATCTGGGTATTTACCTAAGAACCACGCAGGGAGCAGGTACGAAGCGAACTCACTCTTTGTATGTCTAGGTGGCATATTGATAATTAAACGCTTCAGATCGCCTCTAGCGACTTTCTCGAAGGCATCCGCCATAATCTGATGGTGTTTACCATGAATAAAGGCTGACCACATCTCCCCAACAAAGGTCATGAAGTCCTCATGGCACTTTTCTCTACCTTTGGCTTTTTCTAGTTCTTCTAACAGGAAAAGAAGTTCCTGCTTCTGATCAGAGGATAGGTTCTTTACTTTACTTAGTACACTTTTATCCATACTTACTATCTAGTATATACCTAATAGGTAGTGATTCTTAAATAAAAAAACTTAATAGGTACATATAGGTAGGCACTCATTAGGTATTCACTGGATACTAGGTATATGTATCTACAGATTATACAATATTGCATGGCTTCACATAAAAAGCAACCCTTAATTTTGAAAATATAGTATGGGGGGGGTGCAAAAAACAGTTTTTACCTAGAAAAAAGGGGTATATGGCAAAGAAAGATAGCAAAATGCAAT